AGGCCCGAATCAAGGTAGACACAGATGTCACTAGCGACATCGCAAAATCTTGCAATAAGTTATTGGAGCTTCAGGAACAAATGAAAAAATGTGAAGCACATTTAAAAACACTTCAAGATGAAGAACGTTTGCTTTCTGAGCAAGAAATTCCAAACTTAATGCAAAATGCTGGCATATCAATGTTAAAATTAGCAGATGGATCGTCTGTTGATATAAAACCTTTTTATGCTGCCAAAATTCCTGTATCTAAAACTGATGAGGCATTTCGATGGCTTCGTGATAATGGATTCGGGGACATAATAAAAAACAATGTCACTGTCACTTTTGGTAAATCAGAGGATAATGCAGCACGTGTTATGTATGAAGATTTTAAAGCGGCAGGACTTAATGTAATTCAAAAAGAAAAAGTGGAATCATCAACACTTAAAGCATTTGTTAGAGAACAAATTGAAAATGGTCGTGATGTTCCGATGGATCTTTTTGGAGTATATGTTGCTAACAAGACTAAAATAAAAGGAGAAAAATAATTATGAACCAAGTCGCAACGAAAAAAGAAAATGCAGTGCAAGCAGTATCTGCTCTTGAAGAATTTGCAGGACAAGGTGCTGAAAATATTACAGCTCGTGATATCAAGCTTCCTATTCTAAAAATTCTATATGCAAACTCACCTGTGCTAGATGAAAGTAGTGGTAAGTTTAATGAAAAGGCAAGACAAGGCGATATCTATAATGAAATTACCGGGTCGCTTTATAAAGGTAAGGACGGTATCCTTGTGGTGCCCTGTTTGTATGTTAACACTTTTAACGAGTGGAAGGACAGAGGTGACTCTCCAGGAAGACCTATTGCAATACATACAAACCCTGAAATACTACGTGAAACGAGTCGTGGTGATGATGGCAAAGATAGATTACAAAATGGTAACTATGTTGAAGACACAGGTAATCATTTTGTCTATATATTAAACAAAGATTATGAACCTATTGAAAGTGTTGTAATAGGTATGAAATCTACACAAAAGAAAAAATCAAAGTTATGGAATTCTATGATTCAATCAAGAAGAATGAAAGGTAAAAATGGTTTTTTCTGTCCTCCTTCTTGGGCAACGACTTACAAACTAACCACAACCAAAGAGTCCAATTCACAAAATTCTTGGTATGGTTGGGTTATTGAGTTTGACAAAATCATAGCTGACTATGATAAAACTTTACAAGTGACGAAGGATTTTTATGAAAGTGCAAAATCCTCTGAAATATTTGGTAAAGTAGATTTTGGTCAAGAAAATGCAATGAATGAGTCAAAATCGCCCTCTAAAGAAAATGAAATTGAAGACGATACTCCTTTCTAATGGAGGACAAACTCTTTAAACTATTTGAGGGTGACAACTCTCGTTATCTCAAGTCCTCCCTAACAGGGGAGGACGATGAGAGAGGTAAGAAGTCAGCTGAATACATCACGGTTCACGAGCCAGTGACAAGCAATCTATGGCGACAACATCTTGATGGTAAAATAAGATTAGGTCTTAAACCTGAAAAGGACGATCAATGTAAATGGGGGTGCATAGATGTAGACCCAAATAATTACAAAGATTACTCCGAAAAAAAATACGTAGAAATTATTAAAAAATACAAGCTTCCATTTGTGCCTGTGAAATCAAAATCAGGCGGTTTACACATTTTTGTATTCTTTAATGATTTTGCTGACACAAACAAAGTATTAAAAAAACTATCAGAAATAAATCAACAATACTTTCTTGCACAAGAAATTTTTCCGTGTAACAAAGCCGTTAATATGCCTTATCATAATTTTAATGCATCAATGGAATTTGCATTTGATGATAATAATACACCCGTTTTAATTGGTAAATTTATTGAGTTAGCTGAACAAAAAACTATTAGTCCACAAGATTTTTTTAACTTTAAAGTTGTTGAATATGAGGCAGAAACACAATGGAGTAATTACCCACCTTGTGTCCAAAAACTCATACAAGAGGGTTGGAGTGGCAATAATAGAAATAATTTTTTATTTAATGTGTTAGTTTTAGAGTCAAAAAAAGATCCAGCAATATCTGTACAACAACTCGAGCAAATTGCTATAAACAGAAACAATCAAATATTTAGCACTCCACTACCGGCATCAGAAGTTATAGCACTGGCTAAATCTGTGTCAAAGGGTGGATACACTTTTCAATGCCCACCTAAACATCCTGAGTATCAACCAATATGTAACAAAGATCTCTGTAAAACAAGAAGTTTAGGCATTGGTGATGCTGTGCCAGATATTATTGATCATTTTGAAAATATAAAATATATACAAGTTACAAACAACATCTGGTATCAATTTGATTACAAAGGGCAGCACGTAAGTGTCACACCAGAAGATATGAAAGATGAAAAATCTTTTAGAGTGAAATTATTAAGACATAGAGTTTATTGGTTGACGTTACCAAAACCAAGAAAGGGACCTAGCCCTTTTGAATTATTAATGAAAAGTATTGTTGAGCGAGCTGAAGAGAGTTTGGAACACACTTATGCTGATACTCTTGAAGAAGAGAGATACTCTGTTCTAAAAGATTTTTTTGAATCGCACATAGAGCAAGATAAGTTTGATAAATTAAAAGACGGTTATGTTGTACTAGATAGTAAATCTAATGTATGTTATTTTAAAAAATTGACATTAGATAAATTTCTAAAAAAGAATGCTGCGCGGATGTTTAATACTACCGCTGATGCATTGAGGATGCTAAACTGTGAAAGAAAAGATTATCACGAAGGAGAGAAAAACGTATGGTCAGTAGAGATGCCTAACTTTGTAAGTCACCAAGCAATAAAAACAAAACCAAAAAACGATGTAAGTGAGATGGACGATGGATACCACACAAACAAATTTAGATCTCCAAAAACATAAAAGTATTCACAAGAAAACAATAAAAATATTTGGCCCACCGGGTACAGGTAAAACTTACACATTAATAGAGAGAGTTTTAAAAAAATATCTTGCAAATGGCACTCATCCTAAAGACATTGCTTTTATATCTTTTACTAACAAAGCTGTTGACACCGCAAGAGATAGAGCCCTAGCTGCATTCACACAATATACAATTGACGATTTTCAGAGGTTCAAAACTTTACATAAATATTGCAGAAGATATTTTGAAGAAGAAGTTTTTGATCCTAAAAATTGTATGTTGGATTATGCATTACAAGCTAGAATTATAAAAACATCAGACAGTCGTTTATCGGATGATAATTTTACTTACAAAGATTGGTCATTAGGTGTTTATGATAAATCACGTAATATGTGTGAAGACCCCATATTAGTTTACAAAAAAGAATCTTACAAACGAGACTCACTTGATGTGTTTTTACGAAAAATTAAAACATATGAAAATTATAAAAAAAATTCTTTTATAGATTTTACCGATATGATTGAGAGAGCTATTGATGAAGTAAATTTTCCACCGCTAGAAATTTTAATTCTTGATGAAGCTCAAGACTTTACCCCGCTGCAATGGTCAGTAATTTACAAAATATCTCAAAATGCAAAAAAAATATATTTAGCAGGTGATGATGATCAAGGCATATACAAATGGAATGGTGCTGATCCCGCATATTTCACAACTTATTTTCCAGGCAGAAAAGTAATTTTAAGACAGACCCGTCGTTTTGGTGAGGCAATACATCATTTCTCACAAATCATTAGGCGCGGCATATTAGATAGTGTAGAAAAAGATTACGAAGCCTTACAAAAAGAAGGGACAGTCAAACGGTATCTTAATTTTAATGAGGTGCCTATAGGTAAATTACCGGGCACTTGGTATATTCTTGGACGGGTAAACACAACAGTTAATGAATTAAGAATGTGTGCTAAAGATGCAGGACTATATTATGGAGATAATAGAGGCAACCGTTCTTTTGATGTGAACCAATGGCAAGCTATAAGATCGTGGACAAAAATAAACAAGGACAAAAAAATAAACAAAAAAGAAGCTGAAAATATGTTCAAATATATCAGGCAATTAGCTGATTTGTCTTATAGAAGAGATAAATTTTGGACAGGTTTACCAGACTATCAGGAGTATGATTTTAAAGGTTTGAAAGAATGGTGTGGTTTAGATCTAGATGATGACTGCAAATCAAAACCTTGGTGGGAGATATTACAAAGAAATTTTAAACCTGAGCAAGTCACTTATTTTATAAGATTGCTACAAAGATACGGTGCTCGTCAGTTAAGTGCTGAACCACAAATTATTATTGACACTATTCATTCTGTAAAAGGTGGAGAAGCAGATAATGTTCTTATTTATTCTAAAACTAACTGGCCTAGTGCTTTCTTAAATAAAAATACAAAAGAAAAATCTGATGAAAAACGAGTATATTACACAGGAGTGACTCGTGCAAAAAACACTTTACATATTTTGTCAACAGATTATAAATATAATTATCCCATAGGTACGGACTATTTAGTATACTTACAGGAGAAAAAATGAGTCCTTTTTTTGAAGAAATAAAAGCTGGTCAATTCTTTCACCCTAAATTAGATGATTTAATATGGAATCCAGAGACAGAGTGGATTGATTATTTTAATTTTACAGCTTGTCTTGTCCCACACGAACTAGTAATGAAAGATTACTTCTACAGTTGGCTTTATGACAGACACCCATTTAAAGCTGGGATTCTAAAAATGGAAAACAAAACTATGTATAATTGGCATACCGATACTAATAGAGGTGTTTGTGTAAATATGTTAATACAGACACCAAATACTTCTTATACTTTTTTTAGACATACTCCGGACGTATCTCACTCTATTTTTGAATTACAGTATTTTCCAGGCACAAGATATTTATTTAACAATCAGAAAGAACATATGGTTGTTAATTATGACGGACCACGTTTTGTTCTTACAACAGAATTTTTAGAAGATAAAAATGAATTAACGTATACTAAATTGTTAAATGAAATTAAAGAAAAATTTAAATAATTTGTGGGACAGAGGCGGCTCGCATTATCAAAATTTTAAGATACAACCCGCGCAGTTTATTAATAAAAACAGATTACTATTTGCAGAGGGTAATGTAATAAAGTATATTTGTAGACACCGTAATAAAAATGGAAAAGAAGATCTGGAAAAAGCTAAACATTACATTGATATGATTATAGAGAGAGATTATGAGTAACGAATATCCATATCTAAAAAAGTTTATATTACCAACGGATATTTTTGATGAACTAAAATTAAGAATATCTCAAGTAGATCGTACAAATAAAAAACTAAAATGGAATATGCATTTAGCGGGTAACATAAGAGATGAATATGTTTTAGATGCAGACTTTCCTGAATTATATAAATTTTTAGATAATTTTATATTTGAAAAACAAAATTTGCGGGATTATGTTCTTAGGCAAAAAATAAAGGCAGTGCAAAAAGAAGCTCCTGTTTCTTTGTATTTGGCTAACTTATGGGTCAACTTTATGAAAAAACACGAATTTAATCCTGTGCATAAACACTTTGGTGTATTTTCTTTTGTAATATTTGTTAAAGTACCTTTTGTTTTTAAAGATCAAGCAGAGATTGGTCCAGGCAAAGAGTCTAATTCTAACTCTGTCGGTGCTTTAGATTTCATACACATAGGTTTGGATAATGAGATACACTCCACGACAAAGTTAGTTGATAGAACTTATGAGGGTACGGGTTATATATTTCCTGCCAATTTATGTCATACAGTTTATCCTTATTATGAGATAGATGACGAAAGGGTTACAGTATCAGGTAATTTATTCTTTGTTGGCAAATCTCCACCAATGGAGGATGTGCAATCCGCTAATCCTGATCAACCTATTTTAACATCTACAGGTGAAATTATTAAAAATGACTAGTCTTCAGCTAACATTTAATTTTAAAAAACACATTTGGTCTGCCCCGAGTGAGTACAAAGACTTGTCAGAGGCAGATGAAATTGCAATAGATTTAGAAACTAGAGACGAAGGTATAAATAATGGATTAGGAGCTGGTTGGGCAACAAACCAAGGAGAGATAATTGGCTTTGCAATTGCTACTGAAGGGTGGCAGGGCTATTATCCTTTCGGCCATTTCGGTGGAGGTAACTTAATAAAAGAGCAAGTATTGCAATATATGAATGACATTTGTTCGTTACCTTGCCGAAAAATTTTTCATAATGCTCAATATGATGTAGGGTGGCTGCAAGCGTACGGTATGGAGGTAAAGGGTGAGATAGTTGATACTATGATTGCTGGAGCCTTGATTGATGAGAATAGATATACGTATAAACTTAATGCTTTAGCCAAAGACTATCTTGGAGAGCTAAAAGCAGAAACAGATCTGAATGAAGCGGCCAAATCTCACGGAGTAGATCCTAAACAAGAGATGTGGATGTTGCCAGCTGAGCACGTTGGCTTTTATGCGGAACAAGATGCACGGCTCACGTACCTATTGTGGCAAAGATTTAAACACGAGATACACCAGCAGAATTTAGAGACTGTTTGGAATCTTGAACGAGATTTACTACCAACTTTAATTAAAATGCGTATGAACGGCATAAAAGTCGATGTCGAAAAAGCTGAAATGCTGCGCAATGACTTTATAGAAAAAGAAAAAAAAATACTTGTAAGAATAAAAGCACTTGTTGGTAAAGACATTGATATTTGGGCAGCACGTCAGATAGGTTTTGCTTTTGATAAATTGGGTATTGATTATCCTAAAACACCAAAATCTGGAGAACCAAGTTTTACACAAAATTGGTTAGTAAATTCTGATCACGAAATATCAAAATTAGTAGTGCAAGCTAGGGAGATAAATAAATTTCATAATACTTTTCTCAACTCAATAATGAAATACGAACATAAGGGCCGTATTCACGGAGAAATAAATCAACTGCGATCAGACTCTGGTGGCACTGTTTCGGGTAGACTTAGTATGTCAAACCCAAATTTACAGCAGCTACCTGCAAGGAACAAGGACTTCGGTCCTTTAATCAGAGGCCTTTTTCTCCCTGAAGATGGGTACAGGTGGGGTTCTTTCGACTATTCTCAACAGGAACCTCGCCTAGTTGTACACTATGCAGCCAGTATAGGTGAAGGATATGAGGGGTCACAAGACTTGGTCGAGGCTTATACAAATGCTGATGCTGATTTTCATCAAACTGTAGCTGATCTGGTTGGTATAGATAGAAAACAAGCAAAAACAATTGGCTTAGGTCTAATGTATGGTATGGGTAAAAACAAACTTGCTAATATGTTAGGTGTTTCATTTCAGGAGGCACAAAATTTAATTGCAAAATATAACAGCAAAGCTCCTTTTGTTAAACAGTTATCAGATAGGTGTATGCAAAAAGCAAATGGTGAGGGTGTTATAAGGACAAAACTTGGTAGAAAATGTAGATTTGATATGTGGGAGACAAAAGATTTTGGCATACATACACCGGAGACTTTTGAGAATGCCTCAGCAAAATATGGTGCGTCTAATATTAAGAGAGCTTTTACATACAAAGCTTTGAATAGATTGATCCAAGGTTCTGCTGCTGATCAAACAAAACAAGCTATTGTAACTTGCGCGAAAGAGGGATTTACACCACTATTACAAATACACGATGAACTGTGTTTTAATATAAGTGACGATAAGGATATTGAAAAAATAAAAAGTGCGATGGAGGGTTGTGTCAAACTTAAAGTGCCTAGTGTGGTTGACGTTGCTATCGGTAAGGACTTTGGTGAAGCTACCTAAACGTATTTTTTACTCTAGCGATATCTTGTAAAATTAGAGCTTTTTTAACAGCATCAATTCTACTTTCAATCTCTTTCATCTCAATGGTATATACTCCTGTTGACATCAACATTGTATTCCATTGATTTTCTAGAGCTTTTTTTTGAGCTACTAACTCTTCCATATTTATCTCCTTTATACTAGGATATAATATTTATGATATTTGTCAATATTTCTTGACTTATTGTAACTCGTTATATATATTTAGGATATGTTAGAATTAAAATGTAAATCGAAAAGACTTAGAAGTTTATTAAAACAAATTGACAATGTATTATCTGACGTAGAAACCTATGATTTTAGAGGACAACCTGTTGATGACAATGACATAGGTGAATTTGTTACAAAACTTAAAGAAATAAAAATAGAAAATCCAGAAAATAATGGCGTGTATACCATATTTGGCACAGACGTAGCGACAGCATTAGTCAATTCAGAGCTCTGGGCAAAGTATGGTAATGAGTAATCCTTACCTTCTTGAAACACCTGGTGTAATTAACTTCTCTGGTGGTAGAACGTCAGGATATATGCTCTATCACATATTGAAAGCTTATGATGGCAAGCTACCTGAGGATCTACCTGTGGTCTTTGCAAATACAGGTAAAGAAATGCCACAAACTCTTGATTTTGTACACGAATGTTCTGAAAAATGGAATGTCCCGATTGTATGGGTAGAATGGAATAATGAATGCGAACACGATTTAGATGTTGTCAACCATAATTCGGCTGCACGAAACGGTGAGCCATATGAAAAATTAATAGATAGTAAAAGGTTTTTACCAAACCCTGTAACAAGATATTGCACATCTTATTTAAAAATCAAAACTATGAGAGCATATTGTATGTTTCATCTGGGTTTTGAACATTGGATGTCTTATGTAGGTTTACGATATGATGAGCCACATCGAGTTGCACGTTTATCTAACAGGAATAAAAAAGAAAGATGGGAGACCGAAGCTCCATTGCATACAGCAAAAGTTACTGTCAAAGATGTATTTAACTTTTGGCAAAAAAATGATTTTGATTTAAGATTACCAAACATTGGTGGCAAAACACCGCAGGGCAATTGTGATTTATGTTTTTTAAAAGGTGCTAACACGATTAAGAATATTATGAAATCCGATCCTAAATTAGCTGATTGGTGGATAAAACAAGAGAGTAAAAAAATGGGCACCGGTAACGATCGTGCTGCATATTTTCGTAAAGATAGACCAAGTTATAAAAAATTATTAAAACACACACAGGATCAGCTTGAGTTGTTTGAGTTTGATCAAGCCACAGACACTTGTTTTTGTCACGATTAGAAAGGAGATACTATGGACGTAAAAGAATGGAAAAGTGTAGCTGTGCGAGCTGATAAGTATAAAATACTTAAAGGTTTGTGCAAGAAAAAATATAGGACACCCGGTGCTTTTGTTGAAAAGTTAATTGATGACTATATTATTTTTCAATCAAAAAAAGAGGCAATGTCTCAAAAAGATTACGTTAATTTTTTATTGGAGGACAAATGAATAAATTAAGATGGTCACCTTTTTTAGTTTATGTTGATAATAAACATTATGCCCCCGGTTTGCGGGATGATTCTTTGGCTCACGACGACTATACGAAGGGCATACATATATCTGTCCCAAAACACGTAGGCTTATTATTAGAAAAACATTTTGAATATGATGGTAAAAAAATGAAAGTCGTACATATACAAGATTGTGTCCATCACGATGAACATCATTATGTGTTTGCGCAGAGGAGGCAAGATGCTTGACCCACGGTTAGCCAGCTGCGAGCAACAAATGAACGATTATCGGCATCAAGCAAGAATGTTTAGAGTGAAAGGTGATATGAACAAAGCACTATGGTATGATAAACAGGCAGACTATTATGAAAATATGATCATAAATGGTCACTTACACGAACCACGATTTTAGTTATGGAATTTATAATTATATTTTTTTTAGAAGACGGCACAGAACACATACATAGTAAAGTTGATCATTGTGACTTCCAACAAATCTGGGAGTTAGTTGATAAGTACGAAGCAGAAACTGATGATGGTGTACGTGGGTGGGCTTGTTTTGATAAAAAAACATTTATGTTACGTGAAAAAGCAAAAAAAAGGTTAGGTATTGATGTTTGATTATTTTATATTGACAATATGGTTTGAAATAAACAACAAGTTATTTATGAAAACTTATGATCGTAATCTAGTAACAGATTGTGAAAAAGCGATCATAGAGTTGGCAGAAATATATGACGATCCACGTGTCCGCATTAAAAATATACTTTGTGAAAGCACAGAGATGTATGTAAAAAAAAAGAAAAATCCACCGTGGAAAAATAAAAAAAGTAATGAAAGGTATTTTGGTGATTAAATGGAAACTTTAATTTTAGGATTATTTGTAAATTTGTATACTTGGAGTAACGCTGATTTTTTTGTACAGAAAAATAATAATGACAGAAAATATACGTGTGAATGGGTTGACAAGGGATGGTCAAAAGCTAGCAAAGAGAATGCATCCATAACAATTTTTGGCTATACGAAATATCAACAAAAATGTTTAACCAAGGAGAAAGAATGAAAACATTTCCAATTTGTGAAGATTGCTTAGGCAATGGTTATGTAAAAATAGACACAACCAAACTAACAACTGTTGACAACACGACCACGTGTACTGTTTGTACCGGATCAGGTCATAAACCAGATCCGCGCGATAATTTAAAAAGCACAGCTCTAGCTAGTTTAGGTGATGAAACAGTATATTGGTGTTAGCTTACTTTTATCTATAATAATATTGTCTAGTTATAAATGGCACGGTACAGGACGACTGTATGATAAACGAAATCAATATTTTGTTACGTGTAGGTTGACTCAAGAAAAAAGAGTCGAACCTTTTTTTGGTGAAGATTCTATAAAATGTTTTTATACTTGCACTGATTTGGAAACTATGGTTATAACATCACATAGTGATTATATTTGTAATAAACAAATTATTGCGCCAAGAGGCGAGAAACGTGATTGGAGGGGTAGATGAATAATCAATACAATAAAATACCTAATGAAAAATTATTTGTAAAAGACTCTATGTATAAAAATTACTCACGTCTTAAATCTAGAATCATTGATGACAATCTGTTGCGATATGCTTGTGCGATATGTGAAAACAAGGGTGTCTGGCAGAAAAAAAAATTATCGCTTGTGCTTGACCACATAAATGGTGTAAAAACGGATAATAGGCTAAGCAATCTTAGATTTGTATGCCCTAACTGCGATAGTCAGCTACCAACGTTCAAGAGCAAAAATATCAAGTACCAAGAATCACGGGACACGGGCCAGGGTAATTAACTTAACTTTGGAGTAAAAATGTCTGATTTAAATTATTTGCAGGATATACTTAATATCTTAAGAAAAAACCTTACTAAAAAAGATTTTAAAAAAGTAATGGATTATATGTATGCCATATCTTTAGGAGTTGAATTTAATTATTCAAATGAACTGTATCAAAGGATGTTAGATATTTATTATCGTCACACAGGCGAAAAACATAACGTTGTAAAATTAAATGTAGTAAAGGGTGGAAAAGATGAACAAGTTTAGATACGATAAAGATGTGCCAAAAAAGAAAAAAATAAACTGGAGAGATCTTCTTCAGACAGATGATGCGGAGATAATAAACCCTAATAATATGGATCCGGTAGATAGAATGTATTTTATTGATGGAATCTACAACGATTATAAAGCTTTCGACAGTCAAAGTGGGGACAAAATGGAATCTTTTTCTGCCACTTACAAAGTTATCCTAAGCGAACTTATTAAATACTACGGACACTAATGAATCCATCACCTATTTTATTAAGGAAAATGGGTGTTAAATTTGCTAGGAGTATATTATCCTGTGAAAATTTGCAGCCTGAAGCTAAACTATGGCGATCAGTTGTCGTAAACGCAGTTGAAGATTGTTTAATTGATCACAGCGACAGAAAATCAAGTTTATTAAAAATTTATTCACACAATTGGATACTAAATCGCACGAAGGATTTTAATTATGTATGTGCTTGGGGTGAATTAGATCCTGATGATATCGAAGAGTGTTATAAAAAAGCGATTGAAAGTGGGGAGATAAAATTTACAAATAAACAATTGATGTGGTTTGCTTATGACAAAGTTTACAAAAGAATGTTACAAGCTGAGTCTTTTGAGAAAAAAAACCTACGTAAAAAAATAAATAATCTGCGCGGACATATTAAACAGACTGCTAATTTTTATATGAGTACCATATTTGTGACAGTTTTTGTATAGTGCCCATAGTCCTTAGATTACGAATATGTGTCAAAATCATACAGGTGGTAAGTATAAACATAAATGTAAAATCACCAAGAATTGCCCAAGATACCCAAAATATTTGACAAAAAAGACCAACTAAAGGTGCATACCAAGCTTTGTTACCATAAACATAAATACTAACCACTGCCCCACAGGCGCAAATAAGCTCTAATATTTTAATTGTTTCCATTGAGAAAGTGTAGTCCAGGATATGGGAAAGGTAAAGGTGTTAAACAAAACAATCCCAGACTACATCTAAATTGTATAACTTGAATTTGATAAAGTGTCAATATAAAAAGGAGGATCTAAATTTTTGTCGCAAAATCAAGACCCCCCTCCGATATGATTATAAGCCTACAATATACACCATAATGTAACTACATACAAACTTTTTTTTAAAAAAGTGTAAAACATAGCAAATATTTTAGGAAACTAGGAAAAACAAGAGAAAACTAGGAAATATTGTAAAATATTTTAGGAAAAAACTAGGAATTTTTCCCAAAAAGTAGGAATATACCTAAGTTCTTATGGACAGAGTCCTGCATTTCAATTTTAAAAATTTACTTTCTAGTAAAATACTTTATAATAATTTATGACAATTTTAAAAATGAATAGGTTTTATTATAGACCATTACCTAAAAACTTAAAAATAGATGTAAGCTCAATTGAAGGTCACGGAATTTTTGCTAATATGAATATAAAAAAAGGTATGGATTTAGGATCTACACATATTAAAGTGCCAATGATTTATGGATATGTTAGGACACCACTTGGTGGATTTGTTAATCATAGTCTGCAAAACAATTGTGAGTTGTTTGTCAAAGAAGACTGGGATGATTATGTAATATACAATATACGATCAATAAAAAAAATAAAAAAAGACGAAGAAATATTGCTAAACTACGAATTGTAATGCCTCAAAGACCAAAAAATTTAAGAACAATTGCAGATCTTACAGATAAACAGAAAAAATTTGTTGAGATACTTGTAGAAAATTGGGGACACATATCAAAAAGTGATGCATTGAAAAAAGCAGGGTATTCTGATAATGGATCTAAAAGTTCTATAGCGGTAATTGCAAGTAGACTTACTAACCCTCAATATAATCCACACGTGTGTAGATATTTAGAAATGAAGTTACAAGAAGAGCAAGAAAAATATGAAAAAGATAAGCTAAGAAGATATAAAATATTTGAACGTTTACGTAATGGAGCAGAAATGAAAGGGCAATATACCGGAGCAATAAATGCAGAGTTTAGATCAGGACAATTGGCTGGTCAGTTTATTGATAAAAAAGAAATTTCTCATACTACACTTGAGGGTATGAGCCGAGAAAAATTAGAGGAAAGATTACAAGAGTTAGAATCTAAAATAAAAGATGCATCAACAATAATTGATGTTACCCCACAAAAATCAAAATGAAAGAGTCACAAATTTGGCGGCACATTAACCTGATTCAGAAAAAACACAGGGACTGGCATTTTGTTAGAATAGAATCCCATACAATCAACGGAATACCTGACATCAATGCTTGTATGGATGGTGTTGAATTTTGGTTAGAATTAAAGTCAAACGATGCTAAAAATTACGGTTTAACAAAGTATCAGATGTCTTGGTGCTTAAAACGTCAAGCTGCTGGCGGTAAATCTTTTATCTTGCATAACTCCCTCGCGAAGAGAGAGTTCAAAATTCTCGAGATCCGTGAGCCTGGACTCCCGTTTCCCGTTTCCCGTTTCCCGTATCGTGTCCCTTCTACAGTTTTGCGACCAGCGTTATGGGCCCTGCGCTGCCTGGCGCAGACTGAGGCGTGAATCTGGATTCCCGTTTCCCGTTTTCGATCCTAGTTTTCTAGGGTTTTTTCATTATGATCGAGCTAGCCAGGCGCGCAGCGGGGAACAGCGTGAAGCAAAAAGCCCAGAAAACCGAGGATCTTGGTAAACAGGAGCTTACCTGTAAAAACCTGTTGACGCTGTCAAAAAATTTTGTATACTGGAGAAATGTCCTGGTTTTTGGTGATAATTGCAATGGCCCTCTGGTGCCCACGCTTGCTGCTGGCAGGGATGGTCCTCATCCTGTGTGCAATTGCAGCGTGTTTTTAGTTCCCGTTTCCCGTTTCGATCCGAATTCATTGGCTGCGTATTCATAAATTTGCCAGCACGGCGCAGCGGGGAAAAGTTCACGGACAGAATTTATAAAAAAATTTCTTGCATTAGCAAATAAAAATGTATATACTAAACTTGTTAAACAATTAAGAAAGGAGAACCTTATGGGTTTTGATATATACGGATTAAATCCGAATCTAAAAAGCACGAAACCAACAATCGATTGGGACACAGCAACTAAAGAAGAGAAAGAAATTTATTTTAAAAAGATAGATGAATTTCAAGAATATAACCCGGGTTATTATTTTCGTAATAATGTGTGGTGGTGGAGACCACTTGCAGAATTAATAGAAGATAAATGCGGAGACTTACTTACAGAAAAACAAAAACAAAATTTACATAATAACAGTGGTACGGAATATTCTGAATCTGTAGCAAAAGAAATTGTTAAAAGATTAAAGAAGTGTATTGCAAATGGTTATGTTGATGAGTTTGAAAAAAAGATTCAAGCTAAAGCTAAAATCGCACGTAAGCATAATGAAAAGATAGAACAACAAATCGCAGATTTAAAAAAAGAGGTAGAAAGGTTACGACCTGGAGAAAATCTTGCACCAAGGGACTATCCTTTCCCTTACTATGATCATTGGAAACAAATATATAGTAAAAAGAGTTGGGACGACTCTTATCCATTTAGTAAAGAGAATGTTAAGGAGTTTATAAATTTTGCTAAACATTCTGGAGGCTTTGCAATTTGTTAATCGTTTCCTTCCTGCAACTACTAGGGATCACCCTAGTAGTTGCCCTTCTCGTTATACTTTGTAACTAATTTGCCGTTTCCCGTTTCCCGTCCGATTTTGGATTGGTTTGTATAATCTCATTACCAAGTTCCCCGCGGCGACGCGTCAGCAGATGCGAATGGCGTGCGGTTTTTTTCTTTTTAAAAAAAATAAAAAAAAGCTTTTTTTTTATGAAAAAGTGTGATTATAATATATATGTGTTAAACATTAAACAAAGGAAAAGGTATAATTATGACACATCAATTAAAAGAAAAAATTGTTTACTTTACTAAGTTAAAGCAACAATTCGTTTTAAAATATGGTTTACTAAAACAAGAAGTTTTAGATAAACAAAAAATCTTAACAACTTATAAACCACAAATCCAAGAGGTATTTGATGCATTAAATACTGCTCAACTAAAATTAGATAAAGTTGGGGA